TTCAGCACGTCGGCGAAGGCAGCGTTGACCATGCCGATCGTGCGGGCGAAGTGTTGCTTCGGCCCGCCGTATTTCGGACGCCGGTCGCGGATCACCTCCGCCGTGCGGTGGCACAACTCTTCGGCTGGCGACTTCTCACTGAACTCCGGGAAGTCTCTGTCCGGCTTCGCAGCTGGCTTGTCGCCATCGCACCCGTAGACCTTCCGCTCCGTCGGCCCGTGCTGCCGGTATTTCGCCCACGCCTCGCGGATAACCTCCGCCTCGTCGGGCGTTGTCGCTTCGGTCTTCTCACTCAACATGCGAATCAACTCCTCTCGCTCGAGTATCAACCTTCTGACGTGTGCGGCCATCGAGCCTATGGTTCCGGTCCACTGCCCCTGGTAGCGGCGTGCGTCCCGATTGGCTTGCTCGATGTATTCGTTGGGCAGTAACGGAACCTCTGCCCGAGATTCTTTCGGCATAGGATTCGTAACGGTCACGCCGGCACCTCCATGCGCGGCCCGGCGACGTGCATCGCAACGAGCCCGCCACCCTCGTCGTAGATGAACAACTCCATCGCCCGACGCTGCCCGAGCCAGCCGTTGACGGCGTGGTAGTCGTCAGCCGGCCCGAGGCTTGGAGCGACACGGACCAGCACCCCGTCGAGCGTCTCGATCGGCCTCGACCACTCCGCCGCCTGGTGGTGAAGGTGGCCAGTGTGGATCTCCCGGTACGGGCAGCGAGCCCAAGCACCCGGAGCCTCCAACGCCATGAGTTGCGGCAGCTTCCGCTTCGCCTTGTTGCCGTGGCAGAACCCGAGCAGGTTGCCGCCGTGGTGCAGATACTTGCGGGGCGTGAACCCGCGATCAACCGCAACCCGGCCGCGGGCGTCGTATCGCTCCACCAATAGCCGGTGGGCCGCCCACGTCAGCGTCTCATCATGGTTTCCATTCACAACCACAACGTCGGCGGGGGCAACGTCAGCAGCATCGTCGATCACGCCGATGATGGAGTCGGTGCCGACCTCGATCATCTTCTGCAGCCGGCCGTCCCGCTCAAGCGGCGTGCCGCCCGTGGTCGTACCAGCCGGGGAATCGTAGTGATAGATATCTCCAAGCATCGCCACAGTCATGCGGGCCGGCTTGTAGCGGGGAGCCTGGTCAAGCAACTCCCGGGATGCGTCGGCAACCAGCCGGGCCGCGATGTCGAGGTCGTAGTCGGCCTCGCCTGTCGTCTTCTGCCAGCAGTATTTGCCGAAGTGGGTGTCAGCCACGACGAGCACCGCCCACGGGCCGCCAGCCGTTTTCTTGGGATGGCACTTTTTCCGGTTCCGGAAAACACCCTTATCCCGGAAACTGCCGGCCGCCCCGGCGATCATCGCCTCGACCATCTCCCGCGTCGTCGGCCCGCCCCGCGGCTTGAGCCGCACGAACACCCGAAACAACTCGGTGACGATCGGCTTGCCGGTGTCCTTGTCGGCGGTCAGCCCCTCCCACTTGGTGGCCTCCGAGACCGCCACCTCGAACCGCTCCAGGTCGGCCTCAATGTGCCGGAGCAAGTCATCGACCGTGCGGATCGTCTGCGAGACGCTGCGGGCCTCCACGCCGTCGCCGGTGGACCGCTGCGTGACCTCCTCGATCGTCAGGCCGTCGCCTCCGGCAGCCTTCACGGCGGCCTTCTCGGCGACGCGGTCGGCTAGTCGCGGCGAGCGAGCCATGTCCGCATTCCTTGGTTGCCGCAGACCTCGTAGCCGGAGGCCGCGGCCTCCTCGATTAGCAGGTCGGCTAGGGCCGACGCGGACGCCGGCAGCTCACCGGCCTGCCAGCGGCGGCGGACCTCGAGCAACTCGGCCTGGGCCTCTGGCCCGAGCCGGTCGAAGAACGACCGCGGGCCGTGGCGGATCGACGCGACTCGGTCAGCGACTCGATCGGCGAGGCTTGCCTGTACGCCCATGCACCGCTACTCCGTGGGGTTAGTCGAGTGTCGCCGGACCTGTATCCCCGTCAACCTCTGTTTTTTCCCGCGCGATCGGCCCCCACTTCCCGACCGGGCACGACTCGCCAGCCCAGGAGAGTTTTGAGACAAGCCCACGCTGCCCGCTCACGCCACACCCACACTTCCTGCAGGCCGACCCGGTGTAGTGCTCGCATCCTTGGCAGATAGCGAACCTCGCCGCCACCTCCTCATCGGTGCAGCGCGGTGCTCCCTCGCCGACGTGCCGGATGGCGGACGTGGCGAAGTTGGCAGCACGCTGGATGAAGCCGGGCATGGCGGGCGGGGCCGCGGAGTCACGCTCGGCAAGTTTGGCATGGTATGCGGCAACCAACTCCTGGTCGTTCACTCAGGGCACTCCGCGTAGTTGTTGAGAAAAATGGTAAAGATCGGAGTTGGCAGAGCACATGGCTCATATCCCTCCGGTGTGACTGTTGAAACCAACTCCAAATCGTTGACGCCACCCGACGGATAAAGGTCGCCCTTCTCCCGTCCGTTCGTGCCGCACGGATCGGCTTCGCAACCAAACCATCCCATGTAGGTTTTCTTGGTCCTTTTTGTGACGGTTCCACCATCCCACTCAAAGCATTCGACAGCCGTTGAGACGTACCACCGATACGGAGACGGGATTCCGCTTGGAACAGCCTCGCAAAAAATACGCACCGTCCATTCAAACTGAAGTTCAGTGACCGACAGGTTCCATTGCTGCATTACGATGACAGCGCCGTTCCCTGAGCCGCTTGGTCCGTATGAAATCGAATAGAACGAACTGAGGTCCGTGTAAGACGCAAACTGCTCTTCCTCATTCCACACGAAAGTCTGCGGAGCAAACGGAGCCTTGTAGATACTGATTGTCAGGCCGTTGGTGATTGACTCGCAATCGCACTCAACGACCGGCAAGCAGTTAGGCCGCGAGGTGATGCGGAAGGTGGCGTCCGGTGCCGTGTTAATCAAACTGTTGAGAACGTCTTGGTAAGGACCAAACTCACGATTGGAAAGCCCGTCCTCGTCGTAGTCCCCAAATGAGGTTGTCGCAAACGAAAGCGTGAACTCCAACGGAGTCTGAAAGTTTGCGATGCGGCGATTGGTGTCGTTCAAATACAAACACTTACGATCGCCAGCCGCTTCGCAGTTTTCATTTTCTATGCGAACTGTCTTGCGAGCAAAACGATAATAAAAAAACATTTCGCCAAGCAATGAATCGGTGTTTTGCACGCGGGCTTGTAGATCAAGCTGAAGGAATATTTGAGGCTTTGCTGCGCCAGTAGTTGACGGCATTAAGCAAAAAACCCTTGCCTGAAATCCAACATCGGCAATCACGCCAGCAAAAAACCCCACCTCGCGTCGTTTCGCAATAGCGGAATAGGCGTTTGCGTACAGCCCGACAGACTCCATAAAGGCATTGCTCATAAATGCCTGGCCGTAGTTTCCGCAGGGTGCTCCGCCCGCCCCACTAGTCTCACCGGGGCAGTCAATCACGCCATCAAAAGGATCAAGAACGGATTGGATGAGCGAAGGTTCCGTAAAGGCCGTTGTTCCAGATCCTTCGCACCCGTATCTTGATGACGCCCTGCACTCCTGCGGCGAAACGATTTCGATTTTGTATTGACAGTAATCCGGGCACCAGCACATCGGCGGCGGCGGATTTTCGCAGCAGCACGATTGGCTGCCGGCCACCTGCCCGCCAGCCGTCATCAACGGCATCCCATCCTTGAACCGGATCTCCACGCTCAGGTGATCTCCAGCGACGACACCACAACCTCAAGCCGGTCGACCGCCGACGCCGTGGCCGACACCGAATCCCCCTGCCGCACCGCGAGCGGTGCCGTCAGCACCTCGTAGCGGGTGCCGGTCGCCACGTTGACGTTGGCCGCCAGCGCGTACCCGGTCGCTCCCTGGTGCAGCCGCACCGTCACCGCGGCAGCGTTGGATAGATCCACATTGGCGACAGAAATCGACCGCACCAGCGTCACGCCGGTGGTGCCAGTGGTTCCGGTCACGCCCGTGGCGACGTAGGTGGTGCCGGTGGTGGAAAGCCGGTAGCCGCGGGATGCGAATGCTTCGGGCATGGTTGTCTCAGAGGAAGTAGGACGAGGCGTAGGACGGGTTGCCCGAGCACTCCGTCACGGAATACCACTGGAGGCCCGTGTCGCACCCCGACGCCCCGGTGGAGCCCTTGCCGTGGCCGAGGAGTTGGGTGGCGCCGGTGGAGTGGCCGGGGATGGCGTTGGCGGGTCGCTCCGTGCCGAACATGAGCAGAGCCAGCGGGGCAACGCCCGTGGCCCCCGTAGGGGCAACCCCCGTCGGGGCGATCGCCACGATGCGGAACGGGCCGGTGTCGGACGACTCCATGTAGTTGCACACGCCGGTCACGGGCCGGGCGTATTGGTGGCCGGTGCAACGCCTGAGAACCCGGGACTGCACCACCCCGTCGATCGCAGCTTGTCCGATGTCGCCAGCCGGCACGGCCTCAATGAACACCGCATAGGATGCCGTCGTGGTGGTGGTCAGCCCCGGCACCAGGCCCACAACCCCGGGCCACGACCAGAACGAGTCCGTCGCCGGCCCGGTGACGCCGGTCGGAACCTCAATCATCGTGTCCACCTGGAGCACGTCGCCGGGGTACATCGGGCCGGTGGTGAAGTTTTTGCAGCGGAGCGTGAAGTGGGGACGGGGCGGGGCGGATTGCTCGCCCACCTCGACCGGATGGAACTTCGCGGCATCGGCGATCTTGTTCCACGCCGAGGCAGCGATCTTCACCGGCTCGCCTGGACGGACAAAGCGGAGCGGGTTGCTCATGCCTTGGCCCTCTTGGCGTCAAGGAACGGCTGCGTGAACGTCTCGCCTCCGACGAGGTAGAACCGCGGCCAGAACTTGCCGATCCCAAGAGAAGCGAAATCTTTCCGGGGTGCGACCTGATCGACGTAGACATACTTCGCACGCTTCACGGGCGACCCGCCAGCGGAGGCGTCGGCGTAATGAATCCACATGAAGTCTTGGCCAGCCTTCTTGGCGACCGTGACGTTGCCGATCTTGAAGTTGGTGCGGTTGGCCTTGGCAGAAAACGAGTAGGACACCGGCGTGAGCGTTGACGTGCGATTGGTGTCGAACTTCGCACCAAGAAACAGCACCTCTCCCGGCTTGAACGACCGGAAATCTTCCTTGTTTACGGACCCTCCCATGTTGTGCAGCGTGATGCCGTAGGGGACCGTCGGGTCTGGATTGCCGGCAGACGTGGTTGCGGCTTGCTCCGGCTTCTTGCCATTCACCAGATACCACGCTGGCACCAGCCACGTCTCGGTCCACTGGAACGATGGCACGGTCACGTCAACGCCACCGACCCGCCCGCCGGATACGTTGATCGCACCCTCGGAGTCGGGGGCGGTTTCGCCCTCGGCCGCATAGCCGGTGACGATCGGCTTGTCGCCGTCGTTGTCCACCCACGCCGTGGTGATATGTTCCGTGCCGCCGGTCGTGTCCACGGACAGCCCGGCCGGGATCATCGTCACGTCGTCGGAGTTTTTGATGCCGTAGCCGGACGGGTACACGTCCACACCGGCGTTGCCGTAGGTGGCTTCGATCTCGTACCAGCCGTTCCCGACGGGCCGGGGAATCAGCGACGTTCGTTTGTGCCCGTCGTACTCGAGCGGAGCCAACGTCTTCGCCTTTTCTTCAGCGACGACGTAGTTTTCGATCGAGTGAACCAGCCACCGGAGCGTGACATCCCGGGACACCAGGCCGTCGGTGCTCGTGGAGAGCTGCCCGGATCCGGAATCCACCCGCTCGATGTCATTCGCAGGAAACGTGGGCATCGAAATACCTCATTGGAATGCGACGCCGGCGTGGTAGCCTTCCGCCATTCTGCGGAGCAGGCTGTTTGCCTCTTCGGTAGCCATTGCCGTTCGCTCGGCGGCGGAGATGAGATCCCGGTCGCTTGTGGCAGCCACGCCCGAAGCAGCCACCGGGCCGCCCGAGGCGATCCCGGCCCGCAGTGCACCGGCGTTGGGAACGACCCGCCCCGCCTCCAGCAACGCCTCCACGCCATCTGCGGTGCGTGCGGTGTTGTTCGCCGTCTCTTCGGCAACCGACAGGGCAGGTCCAATGGCAAGCCTGGATGCGACTCCGCCGAAGAAGGTGCCGACGGCTTCGCCGCCGGCTTGTGCGGGGCGACCGCCCGGCGGGGCACCGACGCCTCCCATAGGCTGGCGATTCTCGTCCCGCTTGATGCCGGAGCGGTTCGCCATCTCCGCAGCGTTTGCCGCCGACTCCGAGGCGGACATCATCCACCACGCCACGCCGCCCACGGCGGCTGCCGCCGCTGCGATCCACCCAAGCCCGGGGACGGCAAACATGGCGGCACGGAGCGTGCCAAGTGCGGTTGAGAGTCCGCCAATCGCAACCGTGAAAGACCGCGTCATCGTCGTGGCCGTGGCCCCGGCGGTGATGTAGCCGGCGAGTGCGAAGTTGATCGCCTGCAAGGCGCCCCCGGCACCGACGGCAGCGATGCCCACGGCGAACAGCCCGCCCGCAAGCCCGGCAAGGATCGGGGCCAGCCCGGGGACGCTGGACAGCATCCAAGCGAACTTGTCGATGATCCAGATGGCGGCGTCGGCGGCCATGCGAACGGCCTTCGTGAATCCTCCATCCGCAAAGGCGATCGCGAGCCGCTCGACCACCGCCATCAGTGAGTTGCCGACGCCGGTAAGGCCCGACATCGCGAACGCGAACTTGTCCGAAACCGTGCGAGACTCCTCCATCGCCGTCGCGATCTCAGAGAATCCTTCCTTGCCGGCGGAGGCGAATGCGAAGATCGCACGGATGCCGAACGTGTCGAAGACCTTGATGAGTGCCTCGTTTGACATCATCGCCTTGCGGCCTTCGTCGCTCATGTCGCTCATGGAATCGGAAATGATGCCGGCTATCTGAGCGATCGGCAGCATCTTTCCGGCACCGTCCACAAACTGCTCTTGCTGCAGCCCGAGCACCGCCAGGGCATCCTTGGCTTCCTTTGTTGGGGCAAGGAGCTTCATCAGCACCGTCTTGAGTCCGGTGCCGGCTTCCGCACCCTTCATGCCCTGCCCGGCGAGCACGGCCAATGCCTGCGACACGCCGAAGATCGTTTGTCCCGTCGGGGCGGCCACGCTTGCCACGGCAGAGAACGACTCGACGAGCTGGGCGATCGACGTGGAACTAGAATCGGCAGCCGCCGACAGCGTGTTGGCCGCAGTCTCCGCGGACACGCCGAACACGTTCATTGAGTCGGACATGAACTCCGCGGCTTGGGCTGCCTCAACTCCGCCAACCTGGGCGAACTCAACGGCAGCCCGCCCGGCACCAGCCAGCACCTTTTCAGCAGGCATACCTGCCTTGATGAGAAGGGTGAACGCTTGGGCAATCTTCGTCGCCGAGATGCCCATTGTCCGTGAAAGCCGAAGGGTCTCTGCCCGCACCTGGGCCAGCCCGCCGTCCGAGAGGTCAGTTGTGGCCCCTTTCAACTCCAGGAGAGAGTCCTGGAACGTGGCGGCCGACCGGGCCGCCAGAAGCATCGGAAACCCCATCGCAGCCCCGCCGATCGCCATGCCAGTCCCGGTTCGCTGGAGCGTGCTCGACAGCCGGACGATCGAGTGCTGCGTCTTTTTCAACGTCCGCTGAAACTGCGTGTCGTTCGCCGTGATCTCTACGAATGCCTGACCGGCACGGACTGCGGAGGCACTCATAGGATTTCCCTCAACTCGTCAGTGCTGACCGTCTTTGCCACCTTCCTTCGCCCACTCATCGGGTGGATTTCGGCGGCATCGTATGGGCGTGATCGTTTCTTGGGGTCGCGGTGGATCTCGGCTAGTTGGGCGAGGAGGCTGCTTGTGTGGTTCCACAGCTCACGCTGCCGTCCTTTGACTGCGGCGAGGAGTTCGCGGAGGGACCAAGGGCCGGGGTGAACGCCGATGACGCCGGCAAGCTCGTAGCCGAGACTCCACACGTCCAGCGGGCCAGCTCCTCGTCGATCGCCTTCCCGATCTCCGGCATCCGCTCGTCCACCATCTTGTCGGCGACCGCGTCCGCCTCCCTCACTTTCTGCACCGCCAGCGTCAGCACCTTCCGCGCTCGGGTCGGGCAAAAAAAAACCATTTCATCGACGAGGGCGTTGTAGGACCGCTCAAGCGTTTCGCCGTCAAAGGCTTCGTAGAACTGCTCGGGCGCGAGCCCCCGGGCAGCGGCCTGCGGCTCGATCATGCACCAGATGACTTGGCCAAGCACGAAAGGGTCGGCAAGCTGCTGCAGACTCTTCCGCTCCTCGGTGGCAAGGTCGAAGAGGCTCACGCCGGTGTGTGCCTTAACGCGGGCGTATGAGGCATAAGTCGCCTCAAGGTTCCACGGTCTCCCAATCTTGTCGCCAAAGGTGTGCATGGTTATGTTCCGGTGGCTCCGGTCGGCCCGGTGGGGATCGGCGGATTCGAGGAGGTCGGCTGGCTCCACTGCCGCAGGGCAAACCGCGGGATGATCGCCCCGTCGAGCAACTCGTCGCCGTCGATCTCGTGGATGGTGAATCCTCCGGTGAGTTGAAACAGGCCGCCTCTGAGTTCCACTTCCACGATCTGCTGCAGCCAAAGGGTTGCCGTGCCGGCCTTCCTCTCCGCCCACCGCAGGGCGAGCAGCTCTCTCGCCACCTTCAAGTCGGGCACGGACAGCAGGATTTCCACCGTCCGCCCAACGATCGCCGTCGAACCCGCGAAGTGGTTGAAGCCGGTGGCGTCGATCTCGGTCGTCGTCTCGCGGACGCTGACATCTGAAACGCCTTTGATCTCCTTGCTCTCGATCGTAAGGACGCAGTCCTTCCCGAGAACGTAGGTGATGGCGGCCGGCATCAGTCACTCCGTGGTCAGGTCAGGAAACCTGTGCCCCGGCCATCCGCTTGAGCGTGATCGAGTATTCGATCGCCCCGTCCACAACCTGCGGCTCGCCCACGTTGTTGACGTAGTAGAGGCCGGTCGCGAGGCTGCCGGTAACGCCGATCGACACAACGCCGGTGCCGTGGATGGGGGCCGTGTGATCGAAGCACACCACCTCGATCGTGCTGTTCCAACGGACGGGGACGAACTCTTGGATCGTCTCGCTGCCACGGGTCGTCACTTCGGCTTCGGCGGACGTTTCGCGGGTGATCGTGACATCCTTCACGTTCACGTTCGTAATCATGCTGCCGAACGAGAACAACTGATCCTTGCCAAGCCGATATGTGTGAGCGACGGGCATTTGCGGAGTGCTCCTGTGCGTTGTCGGGGGCGATTGCCACCTGAACGTCAGTATACCAGTTGGCTATCCCGACCGGACGGTGAAGCCCATGCCGCGAGATCCCGCGGTGAAGCGGAACGTGCTCTTGAAGGCCCGTGCGATTGAGCCGTTCTGGACGCAGTGCTGCATGGCCGGTGCCATGAACGGCCGGGCCGGATAAGAGGCCACCTTCTGCATCGACATCGGCCGCCAGTGCGACGGGTTGCTCGGGAGTTGTCCGGCCGGCAGTTGCATCGTGATCGGGCTCCGCATCCCGCCCCGCTTCGTCTTGATCTGCGGAATGAACACCCACGTCCGCATTCGGATGACGCCGCCGAACTCGTGCAGGTACGGGATCATGCGACCCTTCTTGGACGGGCCGACGACCGCGGAGTGCGTTTGCGGGTCGTAGAAGTTCCAGAGATTGCGGCGGAACCCGAGGAAGCTGGCGAAGTGCCCGGCGTATGGCGTGTGGGTGAATGGCGGCGACCCAGGCGATGATGCCGGCGGACGCTGCACCTCCCGGATGATCGTCTTGCCGAGCCGCGGGCCGATCGCCCCCATCTGCACCAGCGACGTGATGCCGGCCCCCGGAAACTTCTCTTGAACCTTGAGCGGCAGGCGGGCAAGGCCACGTTTCTTGATGATCCGTTTCGCCCGGTCCTTCACCACCATCGACGCCTTTGACAGTGCCCGGAGATCCATCGCGTCCATCGCATCCCGAACGGCCTTGCGGTCGAAGAAGTTATCGACCGACGCCTTCATCCCGATCGACGGAACCTGCGGCACAAAGCCTGGGACGCGTGGGATCATGGCTACACCTTCGCGCTTGCGTAACGGTAGGTCACTGCGATGTCCGCCAGGAACACCCTCGCCCCCGTCACTTGATCCCGGTCGTAGGTCACGGCGTTGGTTACGTTCATCCACGCCACCCCGGGCGGCATCGTTGTTGCACCAGCCGGCAACTTCTTGGAGCGGATGGCGTCCACGATGTTGGTCCGCAGCTCGATCATGTCGTCGATCTCGGCGTCGGTGCTGAGTTTCTTCCCGAGCACGACGTGAACCTCAATCTCGAACAGGTCGGCCCCGTGGGTGTGCGGGCTGACTTCGGTGCCACCGGGGACCACGGACACCTTGAGGTCGGCAAGCTCCTCGGTGGTGTAGTCTGGGACGTAGGTGCGGATGGCATCCACCGTCTCAATCGCACCGCCGAACTGGGCGAGCGAAAGGCTGCTGGCGAGCGAGTCGGCGATCAGTATTTCGATGGCTTCCATTTGGTCACGGCTTCGGGCCGTCCTCCGATGTCATTGTCTCAAGTGCCGCGAGGTTCTTTGCGTGAACCGTGCTCGCGGGGTTCCGCTCCACCGCCAGCCGGGCGTAGGCGAGAGCCTCGTCGTACAGACCCAAGGCATGGGCTGCCGAATAGGCGATGGCGGCGGGGTAGTCGCCATAGCACTCCGGATCGCTCGTATGCGTGCGATTCTCATCGCTGCAGTTGATCGCCTGCCGCGCAAAGTGGAGCGTGGCAGCGGCGTCCCGCTTCTTCCAGGCAAGGTTTGCAACGTGGACGTATGGCTCCGGCTCCATCGGTGCCTCGAGCATGGCCGCCAGCATGTGCAGGTTGCCGCCCTTCGGGTCCAGCCTCGCCAGCGACCGGCGGGCATAGGCCCGCTCGTTGGGTGCCCCATTCGGCATCTTGAGATAGGTGGCGAACGCCGGCCCGGCGTCCTTGTCCCCTGCGTAGTCCAACTCCCGGGCGAGATACCACGCCATGCGGGCGTCGGTCGGATTCTCAGCCACGGCCCGGCGGAGCAACTCTAGGTCGGTGCGGTGTTTCTTGTCCGGCTGCCGGTGGTGGCGGATCACAAGCCCATCGGAGTAAGTCTGCACCTCCTCGCCGGACCACCGGACAAGCCCCTCGTGCGTCGCACCCGACCACCGATACCCGGGCCTGCTGTGAACCCGATCGCAGCGGAACCGCACTTCGCTTGACCACCAGTACCAGTAGCGGAGCTTCGTCGTCTCCGGCTTCCAGTCCCTCTCCAACGCTTCCCGCCAGCCCGGGTCTAGCACTTCGTCCAGGTCAAGCCGGATCGCCACATCCACGTCGGACGGGACGTGCATCAGCGAGAGGTTGTGGGCGTCGTCCCACCGCCACGGGATCGGGCAGCCGTGGGCCACAGTCACGCCCTCGTCTTCGAGCATCGTCACGGTGTTATCCGTGCTGCCCGTGTCCGTCACGACCCGGTAGTCGGCATCCCGGCAGGATGCCTCCCACCGCTCGACGTTGGCGGCCTCGTTCTTGGTGAGGGCGTAGATGGCTACCTTCATGTCAGGATCGCCCCCTTCCTCAACCCGTCATCGAAATACTCCACCGTGCACGCCTGCTCCCGGGCGAACTGCTCCACCGCCGCCTTGACCGCCTGGTTGTCGCAGTCGTCGGCAAGAATCACTCGGGAGCCGGCGACAAGCCGGAGATCGGCCAAGGCACCTTCGTAGGAGTGATCGCCGTCGATGTGCGCGAAGTCGGCCGGCGGCAGAGACTTGATGGCGTGGCTGTCCACCACGATCAGGTCGGCGTCGATCTCGTGCCGCTCCACCAGCCGCCGCCAGTGGGCAAGGCAGTCGTAGGAGTCGGCATCCATCGCCCCGTCAATGCACAGATAACTCGCACCCGGGGCGGCCTTGTGGAACGTCAGCAGCGAGTAGCCGCAGCGGGTGCCGATCTCGATCACACGCCGGGGTTTGTAACGGCGGAAGATCTCGCCCTTCATCGCGTAGTGGAATATCACGCGGCTGTCGCAGCCGAACCAATCATCCTCCCGCCAGTTGCTCTCAAGGGCACGGCGGACGGTCTCGGTCCAGGCTGCGGAGGTCGTCACTCCCATGCGTCACCCATGATGTTGACCACGTCGGCAATCGGAATCCGGGCCAGCCACGCCTCTGCGTCATTGACGCCGAACGATGCCATCAGCGAGTCGCCGTCGTTCACGCAAAGCCCGGCGGCGAACTCGATCGTTCGCGATTCGCGAAACGCGAACGGCGGGGACACACGGACGATTTTCCAGTCCGCCGCCTCGTCGAACGTGACGAACCGGTGTTCGTAGACCCGGCGGCCACCGGAGACTGCCACCTCGTGGACGATCGCCCACCACAATCCCGGTGCCCACGGGTGCTCGACAAGCTGCGAGCCGCCGCGGAAGCCGCGGGCGACCGGCGGAGCCTCGGCGTGGGCCGTCACGGTCCAGTCGTTGTCCTCTTCGCGCACAAGGCACGTCCGGCCTTCGTGGCTGCAGTGGTAGAGGAACTCCCGTCTCCCGGTGATCGGCATCCAGTTCTT